GGTGGTGCCGTCCGGTTCGCCTGCGTAGTCCGGCGTCGTCCGGTCTGTCAAGATGACATAGCGGACGAGAGGCGATATTTTTTTTGGGGCGTGGCAGAATGGGGCCTAGACCTTGGCTGTCGGGAGATTTGGCGGAGTGTCGGGAGGCGGAGGGCGGGCGTTAGAGGCTGGAGCCATCGGTCGTGGTGCGCTCGGGCGGTGGGCTTCGGGCGACGGATTGACGGCGCAGCAAGAGGCTTTCGTCCGGGAATATGTGACGAATGGCGGCAACGGCTGGAAAGCGGCAGAGGCGGCCGGCTACGGCGCTCCGGAGCAATGGCGGCGCGTCGTCGTCAATCCTGCGGTCGGCGCGGCCATTGACGCTGAGGTGCGCCAGACGGCGCTTCCTGTCGCGCTCCTGGCGCTGAAGCGTCTCCGTGAGGTTGTTGAGGGCGAGCGCGAAGTCTCCGGCCCATACATGGCGGCGCTGCGGCTCGGGCTCGAAGTCGGCCGGGTCGTCGGGCGGAACGTCCGGACGGTCGCGGACGATGGCGGCAAGCCCATTGGACAGATGAGCCTGGACGAAATCCGGGCGGAGTTGGCGCGTCAATCGGACGTAGCGCCGGAAAACCGGCGTAACGTCACGGTTATCGAACCCGGATAAGCCCGGAAAACGGGGCTTTCCTGCACGCCGGGCCATGTGTTGCACACACATGGCGCCACGGGATCGCGCCGGGCAGGCGTCCCGGACGATTGCGGGCGGCTGGCGCGGTGGGTTCAGCGGTGGCGGCCAGCGGCGCCGTCCGGAAAGATGCTCGGGCGCGTCCGCGCGCGTGGCGCGGCGCGTCCCGCACCCCCGCCCCCGCCCTCCCGGGGGCCTCCGCGCGGCGCGCATTTTTGTTTTGACCGACCCCCATACAAAATTTCGGGGTCAATCCTGACTTTCGGATTTCTCCGGAAAGCTGATACACTTACCCGGACATAACCCAACACGCGGGGCGCGATCACATGCCGGCACCGCCGCCGACCCCTTACACCCGGTCGTTCGACTTTTCCGACTACCAGAGCGCGAACCCCACGCAGCCCTACCCGGGCGCGCAGGACGATGTGCAGTTCGACGCCCTCAAGGTGACGACTGACAGCATCATCGCCGCCCTCGGGGACGTGCGCCGCAGCGACGGCGCCATTGCGAACCAATCGGTCACGCCCGACAGCCTAAGCCAAGGCGTCCTCAACCTCATGGGCGGCTACAACGTCCGCGGCGCCTGGGTCACGGCGACCACCTACGCCGTCAAGGACGTGGTGACGGAAGGCACGTCCACCTACCTCTGCACCGCAGCGCACACGTCAGCCGCGCTCTTTGCGACCGACCTCGCCGCGAACAAGTGGGCTCTCATCGCGACCTCTGGCGGGGTGAGCTACACCACCGTCGCGGAAGCGACCGCGATCGCGGAAGCGCGCATCTACGCCCTCGCCGTGCCCATATCCGGCGGCGTGGACATGACCGGCGACCTTGGGATTGCCAAGGGTAGCCCCCGGCTTGTTTTAAGCAAAGCGGCATCCGGGCAGTCCGCGAAGATTGTCGGCAGTATTGCCGGAAACGCGCGCTGGCACCTGGACCTGGGTAGCGCGCACATCGAAAGCGGCGGCGACGCCGGCTCCCGGTTCACGGTCGGCTACTACACGGACGCGGGCGTTGGGCCGACTACGGTTCTCTCCATCAACCGCAACACGCCCATCTTCACGGTCAGCGCGCCCGTCGCGCTCTCCGCCGCCACGGCGGCGGGGCAGGCGCCGCAGTTCGAGCAGGTCCAGGACATCATGATCGGGATGCTGGCGGATTTCGCCTGCATCGACGCCAACATCCCGGCCGGCTGGCTCCTCTGCGACGGCCGCAACGTCTCCCGCACCACCTACGCCAAGCTTTTTGCCAAGATCGGCACGACCTATGGCGTGGGCGACGGCAGCACGACCTTCACCCTGCCGGACCTCCGGGGCCGTGCGCGCTTCGGCAAGGACGACATGGGCGGCTCCGCCGCCAGCCGCGTCACCAACGCCGTGTCCGGCATCACGGGAACGACGCTGGGAGCGACGGGCGGCGACCAGCGGCTTCACTCGCACACGCACAGCATCACGGACCCTGGGCACACGCACACCGTCACGGGCGGGGATACCCTGCTCAAGCAATCCCCCGGGGGCGCGAATGATTTCTCCGCCAGTGGCAACTGGGAGGGCGATGCAACGCCCTCTCTGACGCTCTCGTCGGCCACGACCGGCATCACGATCGCCAACGGCGGTTCCGGCACGGCGCAGAACATGCCGCCCACGATGATCGTCAATGTCGCGATCTATGCAGGGACATTCGGCTGATGAAGCAGATACCCGCCAATATCGTTGAGGTTTTTGGCACGGAGGACGACCTCCGAAAGCGCGCGGCGGCGTTCCGTGAGGCGTTGGCCGAACACCGGCTGACCGTGGACACCCCGGCGCCGGTAGAGCATCCGGTGGTCGAGAGCCTCGCCCGCGAGGACGAGGATTTCGAGGTTGTCGGCGCGGAGGTTCCTCCACCCTCGCCGGAGCGGAAGCCCGTTGTCGTGACGCGCTTCCAGATCAAGGCGGCGCTGTTCTTGAAGCGCCACAAGAACCAACCCGCGCTCCCGCAGGTGGAAACCTACATGGCTCGCCAGGGCGGCTTGCAGGCGCTTGCGTGGCGCGAGGCCAACGAAATCCACCGATATTCCCCGACCGTCCTGGAAGTGGCGGAGAACTTCGGGTGGGGCGCAGAAGAGGTTGACGAGTTGTTCGCGACCGCTGCCGCAATCAGGGTTTGACGCCATGCCTGCCAGCGAAACCGCGATCCTCTCCACCGAGATTTCCGCTCTCAAGGAAGACATGCGCGAGGCGCGCGGGGACGTTCGCAAGCTGAGCGACAACCTTGCGGACGTGTCCACGAAGCTCGCGGTGCTGAACGACCGGCTTGAGCGCGGCGCGCCTCCGGCGCCCCAGCAGCAGGCGGCGGCAGCGGTCGGCATTGGCGGCGGTCTGGCAGGCGTGGGCGCGGCGATCTGGCAGATGTTCGAGGCGTGGGTGACGCGCGGCGGGGGCGGGGCGCACCCGTGACAGCAGCGGAGCGTAAGGCCGCGCAGGAGGAGGCAGCGCGCCAGCGGCGCATTGCGCTGCTTCGGCGTGCCGAGCGCATTGCGATGGCGCGCGAGGAGTTGCTTCCATTCGTCCAGGTGACGATGCCGGACATCAACAATCCGGACGACCCGGTTTCGTCCCGCTACAAGCCGGCGCGGCACCATGAGGCGTTGGCGGCGGCCTTGCAGAAGGTCGATAAGGGCGAGTGGCTGAACCTGATCATCACCATGCCGCCGCGCCACGGGAAGACGGAGCTTGCGACAAAGCGCATGATCCCGTGGTTCGTGGGGCGTGATCCGACCCGCAGCACGGCGGTTGGCACCTATTCGGACGATCTGGCCGGCGATATCGGGCGTGACGTGCGCGCGATCATGGAGACGCCGCTGTATCGGGAAATGTTCCCTGGCGCGGCGCTCCGGAAGGGCTCCAAGTCGGCCGATCGTATGCAGACGGAAGCGGGCGGGATGCTTTTTTTCGTCGGGCGCGGGACGGGCATCACGGGGCGCGGCGCGGACCTGATCATCATTGACGACCCCATCAAGAACAGCGAGGAGGCGGCGTCGAAGGCCGTCCGCGACAAGTGCTGGTCCTGGTGGCAGAACGACATCCAGACCCGTGTGCTGGATGAAGGTGGGCGGTTCATTATCATCATGACCCGCTGGCATGAGGATGATCTTGTCGGGCGGCTGACGGACCCGAACAACCCGTGTTTCGTGGAGGAGGAGGCCGCCAACTGGCGCATCCTCGATTTGCCGGCGCTGGCCGGCGATGCGGACCCGCTGGGCCGCGCGCCGGGGGATGCGCTGTGGCCGGAGCGGTTCTCGAAGGTCCACCTGGAAGCGGTGCGGCGGCGCAATCCGCGCGGCTTCGCGTCGCTGTATCAGGGCCGGCCGTCCCCGGAGGACGGCGAGGATTTCCGGGCGGCGTGGTTGCAGACCTACAAGCGCGACGAGTTGCCGGGGCGGCTTATTCGGTATGCCGCATCGGATCATGCGGTCGGCACGAAGGAGCAGAACGACCGGACGTGCATGGGCGTCGGCGGTGTGGACGACAACGGCGTGCTGTGGGTGCTTCCCAGCTTGGAGTGGGGACGGTTTCCGCCGGACGAGACGGTGGAGAAGATGCTGGGGCTCATGCGGAACGAGAAGCCGCTGACCTGGGCCGGCGAGAACGATCACATCGGCATGTCGCTGGGGCCGTTCATTCGGCGCCGCATGAACGACGAGCGCGTGTGGTGCGTGTTGGAGCCCGTGACCGTCCGGAAAGATAAGCGGACGATGGCGGCGACCGCGCGTGGTATGCTTCAGGCGGGGATGGTGCGGTTTCCGTCCTTTGCGCCGTGGTGGGGTGACGCCCGCGAGGAGCTTCTGAAGTTCCCGAACGCGACGCACGACGATTTCGTGAGCTTTCTGTCTCACCTGTGCAATCTGGTGGACCGGATGATGAAGGCTTCGCGCAAGAAGAACCCGGCGGCGCACGCGCCGAAGACGGGGACTATCGGGTGGATCAAGTGGCTCGATGACATGAAGAAGAAGGCTCGCGAGCCGAGCTTTGGAGGGTTCTGATATGTGTGTCATGCCGAACATGGGCGGAGGCGGCCCGCATCCGCTGGGGCAGTTCGCGGATCGGATGGGGC